AAATGTAGTATAACGTTTTTTTTTTCGCCCAACCCCCCCACTTAGCACTTCTCTCACCTTAGTGCCAAACACACCTACTAAAATGTAACCACTTTCTGAAAACATTTACAACTTGACACAATCAAATAAATATGTATCACCAATGAAAACAAGCTTTCATAGCATTGTTAAATAAATATTTATGTAAGTGCTTTCTGAAAACATTTTCATGTTGACTATGTTTCCTACCATTGCTATAATATAAATATAAATAAAGAAAGCTGGTAAACAAAATGAGAACATTAACACACAAAATGAGGACATTAACCTACAATATTTCAAACGACATCCATACATATGTTATCACTTGTCCTAATGACTTACTAGGAATGTATGTAAGATTACTAATCGAAAACGGTGCTTATAAAATATTTCTTAATAACGAGGTAATTTACGATGCAAAATAAAACATGGCAACTAACATACGACCTTTTAACAAATGAAGGTATTGAAAAAATTGAAGTACAATTCATGTACTTTGAAACATGTATAATGACAGTTAACAATCTAGGCAAACATTGCCATATTGATAATATAAAAATTTCACTAATAAAATAAGGGGGCATAAACATGCTTACACTTACACTATTCGGACTTGCTTTTGCTATGGCTTGCATTTCAGCATCTTCACCAGTTTACCAATTATTTGCAATTAGTTTAATTATATCAACCTATTTTATTTTATTAGATAAGGAGGAATAAAACATATTCAAACAACACTATTGCATCATTTGTAAAGCATATGAGATTTTTAAAAGAAAAGATAAAAACACCTATAAATGTATGAATTGCAAAAAGTATACACTTAAAATTATCAAACAATGAACCTATTGACAACAGGTTCATTTTTTATTATAATTAAATTATAAAATTAGTACAATATTAAAACATAATTAAGTAACACATGATAGTATGAATAAAAATATTGTGCTACATTTTTATGTTTTTAGAAAGGAGTTTCAAAATGGAAATCAATTCAAAAGATGAATTAAAATCAGCTCTAGATGAAATCATGGCACGTCTTTCAGTTATCGAACAATCGGGAACAGAGAAAAAGGAAGATGAACCAAAAGACGAAAAACCAAAAGAAAAAGAATCTGAAGTTGAATCTGCGGACGAAATTGAAAAACTTCTAAATTCATAATAGAAAGGAAAAAATAAAAATGGCTGAAGAAACTACTACTACTACTACTTCACTAGATGAACAACTATCACAAAAACGTGAACAACTAACACAAGCTCAAATCACTCAAACAAACGCTTATAGTGAATATCTTAAAGTTATGAAAGCTAAGACAATTGTAGATGAAAAAGACACTGATAAAGTAGCTAAACTTGATAAATTAATGTTTGAGTACTTCACTACATATCAACACGCATTGGAAGATGCTCAGAAATTACAAGTTGAATTATCAGACCTTGAATCACAAAAATACCTAGCAGAGCTACTTGCATAATAAATAGAAAGGAAAAATAAAAATGGAACCAATTGAAGGAACATCAAAGACATTTAATTCAGGCGGTGACTTTGGCTATGAAAAACTTTCAAAAGCCAATGAATTGAATGAATCAATGTCAATCTCACCACAAGGACGTGATGCCTATGAATCAAAACTATTTAATATCGGAGGTAATAACTAATGGCTGATGCACTATCACAAGCCGTCCAAGCTTCCCTTATCACCCACAACGGTGAAACTGGTCACGCTTGGACTTTCGGAACAAATTGGGACAATCAAGGAAAAGAATTTGAAACATATGTTAATAAATACCTTTTCCCAAAATTAAATGAAACACTTATCATCGAATCAATTCTCGGAAACCGTTTCAACTGGTTAGCCAAAGAGGTTGATTTTATCGGTCAATATTCTGAAGAATATGTTATTTTGGACAGTGTACCAATTGAACTTGACCTATCTAAAAATGCTGAACTCATGCTAAAACGTAACTATCCTAAAATGGCTACAAAACTATACGGTCAAGGTATTCTTAAAAAACTAAAATTCACACTAAACAATAATGACACACGTCTAAACTTCCTTACAATCGGAGATGCCATTACTTACGCTGTTTCAGTATACCGCAAGAAAATTACTGACATCAACGTTGCTGAAGAGGCTGAGGTGAAAGCAATGCTTGTTGATTATGGTATTAATCACGTAGCAGACAAGCGAACAGTCACAAGCATTGAAGAATTGTTTGAAACACTTTCAGAAGCTATTCTTAATCTTCAAAACAACAGCGCAAAACATAACGAAGCATCTACCGCTTCAGGTGGTGCTCTAGGTCGTTTCACTACTAACAGTAAATTGTCAGACATGATTATCATCACTACTGATAAAGTAAAACGCTATCTTTTAAATACTTTCCTAGCTAACACTTTTCACGCTGAGGGAATTGACTTGTCTAAAATCATTATTTCATTTGATGATCTTGGTGGTGCTTATCGCACAACAGCAGATATTACAGTAACCCAACCTATTTTGAACAAACTACAATTATTCGGTGATTATCAAGTCCAAGTTGGTGACACAATTCCTAAAGGTTATGTATTCACTTATGACGTTTCTGACGTTATCAAAACAAACCTAGAAGAAATTAAACCAACTTCAGACCTATTTGCAATGGTTCTTGATGCTCGTGCCATTCGTTATAAACGTTATACAAAAGGAATGCTTAAACAACCATTCTATAATGGTGAATTTGATGAAGTGACCTACTGGATTCACTACTATTCATTCAAAGCCATTTCACCATTTTACAACAAGGTTGTTATTCAAGGCGAATAGCCAAATCGCATGGGTTCGCCCATGCTTTTATTATTTAAGAAAGGAGATACATGAGTCACTTTTATTCAAACATTGAACAAACACTTTCCGAGAAAGTAAAAATGAGAGTTATCTCACAAAGAAATAACTTTTTCAAATTCTTTAAAAATCGTTATATCGAATTTTTACCGTCAGTTATTTCATACGAGGGTTTAAACGATAAAAATGTTTTGATCGACCCAATTCAATTGGAGGTATGGCTAAGACAAGGTTATGGAATTGCTATTGGTCAAACTAAACAAGGAACAATGCTTTTAGGAACTGTAAACCAATCTAACACGCTTTCAAATATTCAAACTTATGGCACAAGACCATTAACAGCGAACGATATTAATTTCTTTATCTCAAACAAAATCAAAGAAAAATTTTACAAAGAAATCACTTATCATGACGGCTATGAAACAGGTAACTTTGTTGTTTTATGGAATAAACCAATTCAATTAACTAACGACTTTAATATTATTGAAACTTATAGTGAACGAATCGCTGAAATAGCAATGTCACGTTTTAGTATTTACATGCAAGCTAAAATTTCAACGGTTATCCGTGGTGAGTCAAATGACGAAGACGTTGAACAAATTACCCAAGATCTTTACAACGGTGCACCATTTATTAAAACTACAAAATTTTTTGACCCTGAAGAAAGTATCTTATCAATCAACGAGGGTCAAGGACTTATCAGTGCTTTGCCAGAATTAAAACGTGAATACCAAAATAACATAGCTGAGCTTAACAACATTTTGGGTCTTACTTCTCTAGCCGTTGACAAAGAAAGCGGTGTATCACAATCCGAAGCTGAAAGCAATAAAGCTTATCAGAAAGCTAACGCTGGAATTTACTTGCAAGCAAGAAATGAAAAGCTAAAACACTACAATGACAAATTTAATACTAAACTAAAAGCAAGCTTTAGAGATGAAATTGCAAGTGAGCTTTCAAGCCTTGAAAAAGTACAAATATTAGACGGGGGTATTTAATGAAGACAACAACACGTTTATATGATATTATTTATACACATTATAATAACATTTATAGTGACTTTTTAAGAAGCAACCAAATTGTATACTACAATCCAGAGCTACAATTCACACACAAAGTTTTACGGTATGATGATGAAGTCAAAACAGTTTGCCGAAACACAATTTTTTATGGTCTTGATTTTTTAGACGAGCAAGTCAGAGAAGAATTTGAAAGTGAATTTTTAGCCAAATTCTTAACACGTACTATTAAATTCCAAACATATGAAACATTTAACTGGCGCTTAGCTAGCTTTATTCGTGGGATAAAAGACGTTATTAATGATTATTATATCAATGGTAAGAAATACTTAAATAATAATGTATATACTTATGGAAATTCAGCATCAACTTCCACAGGGTCAACGGTAACCCGTGATAATAATCTAGCCGTTACCTTACCCCAAGATAACACCGATTTATCTCTTGATAAGGAAACCTATGACTATGCTGATACTACAGCCCATTCAAAATCACGGTCAAGTAATACATCTGACATTGATAGCATAGATTTTAGCAAACAAGAAACTTATGAAGTTGGGCGCATGAGAGAACTATACACGTTTCATAATGACCTATTTAACGACTTAGACAAAATTTTATTTTCACAAATTTTTTAATTAAGAAAGGAAATACAATGGAAAATATTAACAGTATTGATTTTGAAGAAAATAAACCATATAACGCACCTCACTACCCTTTTAGTTTGGAGGGACATTGGCAACCATGGTATGATGATAGACGTGACTACAACACTAACGCCCCATCATATTATGACTATCTTGCAAACTTTAACAACCTTATTAAATCAATTGTTGAATTGCTGAACCGTGTGGCACGTCGTAACGTGAAAGTAGAAGATACAAATTGCATTGATTTAACAAAAATAAATGACTGGATTGACGAGGGTAATGCTTGCCATACTTGGCACGATGAAATTATTTTGAAAGCAGAAGTTATTCTTTCAACCTATCAAAAAGCACTTAAATTTGATGGACAATCTTACAACGTTGAAAACGCTCTTGAGTGTCTACCATCTGGACTATACGCCCCTAACTATATCCCACTTCTAGAAAAACTTCTAGCTAAAATCAATCAAGAAATTCTAGACCGCATCGCAGCAGATGAAGCCCTTGACCGAAAAATTACAGCGGAAACAAACGCACGCATTCAAGCTGATAACGCTCTAGGTGTTCGCATTGACAACGAAACAAGCGCACGCCAAAACGCTGATACTGCTCTAGGGTTACGAATTGATAATGAAACAAGTTCACGTCAAAACGCTGATACCGCTCTAGGACAACGCATTGACAACGAAACATCAGCACGCCAAAATGCTGACACTGCTTTATCAAATCGCATCACAGTTCTTGAATCGGCTCTTACTAAAATTTTATCAGACTTGAAAGGCTCAGGGGCTTGGACTTCAGGTGATAACGTTCTCGCAGGTAACATGACAGCTAACCGACATATCGCAAGCGGTAATATTAACTTATTTACTGGCACAACTGATGGAAACACATTTATTCGCACAACAAGCGGACAAAATGAAAACGATGCAACAATTGGGGCAAGGGGGTAATTTATGGCTGAAATTAGTTTCAATATTAGACCTGTTATCATTCAAGGGTCTAACCTTTCTAGGGTGGAGTCAGCAAATGATAGCATTTTAATTGAATATAATAACTATTACCCTGCTGGAAGACTTGTTTCCACATACAGAATTGAAGCACGTCTTGACCTTGCTAACGTTACTGTTCACGATGATTTGTCTGTTTCCTTTGATTATGGTGGTATTCAAGCCGTTCGCGCACACACAACCATGAGCACTACAGTTCAGGGCTATAATGTTGATAAAACTTTAATGAGAGGTAACGACCTTTCAATAGCATGGCATCAAAATTCAGATATTGGAGCAATGTTTGATAGTGGCTGGATAAGCGTTACAACAAGACCAAGACAACACTTCATAGTTCCACCTAACGGTTCTATCAATATACCTGAAGAGAAAGCTTTCAGCTGGCTATCAAAAGCCGTTGTATCAGACCATTGTGACGTGTTTGTTGGTGGAACAGTAACAAACATTATCCCTATGTATCAACCAAATGGAATTAGAAAATCTAACCAATGGCAAGCCATTCAATTCTTAAAACAATCAACATGGATTAGAAATAGTAATAATTGGAATGATGTTGGGCACGAACGAATAGCATATATCGGACGTGATAACACAGGACAAACAAGACGTAGACAATCTAACTCTTGGAAACAAGAGGGAATGTTTTAATTTTATTATAATTATGATATAATTAAAATGGAAAGGAAAAAATATTATGGCAAAAAAATTTGTACGTGGTGTGACAGGTGTTGATGATATTGAAAGCTTTGATAAGTCATTAACAAATGTTAATGATTTAATTTCAGACGGACAAAATACCTATGTTCACACTAAAAAAGGAAAAAATGAATTTTATTACAAAGTAACAGATGGGGTTACGTCTGTAAAATCAACCAATAGCACAATCAATGTTGAAAAAAGTGACGACGGTGCACTAAAATTAGACACTAACCCTCAAAAAGTTTTGGAGCATGATAACTTACTAACCAATTATGGTATTAGTAAGACAACTTCAGGGAATACAACAAAATTAGGTATTGAATACACTAGAGTACCTGATGGTTTTGACTTAAACGGTTTACAAAATGGAAGAGTAAGAGCTGTAAAACTATTAAATGCTCCTTCTTCTAATACAGGGTATTTTGTTTCGGCTTACAGTGAGGGTGACTATACTATTCAAGATGCTATCACTTTAAAAGATAACACTAACACAACTTTTAGACGTATAAAAAGTAGTGGTGTTTGGGGGTCTTGGAGTCAGCAAGTTGGGGATAAGTCAGTTATTGATGGATTGCTAGCTAATAAACAAGACGCATTAAATTCATCACTTTCAATCGGTGTTTCATTAGGTAAATGGCTACGACAATTATATATTAATAATCAAACATATAACACAGCCAACGGAATGATGAAGACACACGTCAAGTCGATTGCTAACAATGTTTCTGTTGAAACAGCTGAAGAAGAATTTAACTTTATTGTTAAAATTAATAAAGGTGCTTCATCTGTTAACTTCACTCTTAATACCAACGACACTACTAAATTCAGCAATATTATGAGAGCTTATGGTTCAAACAATACTGTAAACATTAATGATTGTGTGTTCACATTGTCAGGTTCTACTTTGTCAGTATCCACAACAAACAACACAGCACAAAACTATGTTATTACATTCTCAGACATTATCTAACTAATAACACCCGTTTAAATGCGGGTGTTTTTGTGATATAATAATAACAGAAAGGAGAGCATATGAAATTATCACAATTTACCTTATATAAAAATACAAATTTCACTGATATGCAAAATACTTTGCATTTTAATTCAAATACTGAGCGTGATAATTGGTTCAATAGTTATTTTACTGGTAATAATACTATTGAATTTCCTAATCGTTTTAATTATCGTTATGACCGAGGAACAGTAAACGTCCCTATGGATATGGAAAGCCTTCAAGGTTTTAATTATTGCCGTTTTATTGACGGTTGGGACGGTAAAGCATACTATGCTTTTATTGTGAAAACGACTTATATGAATGATAAAACAACACAACTAGACTTAGTTATTGACGTGGTTATGACTTACACGCAAGGGAATGTTTTGGAAAATCTTCAAAATGTTGAAGTTATCAGACAACACTTACCTTTACAACGTCTTAGAGGACGTGAGGAATACCTGAGAACATGCAACGACATTTTACCAACGTCAACAATGATGTTTATCAATCCATCACAATTTACAAATAATAATAAAGACGGTGTACAATTTAATGACTTCATGTATATCATTCAAAGCGCTGTTGAATTAGACGGTGAATTTGGTACGGAAGATAAGCCTAAAATGCAAACAGCTACAGGCGGAACATATGATGGAATTACATCAGCTGTAAACCTATATCTTGTATCAAGCTCAGACCTTGACAGCTTACTTAGAACATTGTCAGCCTATCCGTGGATAACACAAAACTTTAAAACGATTGTAAAGGTTCCCAAAATGTTCTTTAATTTATCAGGATTAAACACACAAGACTGCAAAGGAACAAAATTGTATGTATTAGACGGTGGCAATAATTCAAATATCTTAACAATGCCTTTTAATTTAACAAAATCTAAAATTAAAGAAGTTTTAGGCTTAAAAGATTTTGAAGATTATTTGGTACGTGATCAAGTAATCAATATTTATCTAACTGATTATCGTGGTAATCAATTGAACTTTGAAACTGGCAAAATTAAAGATGGTAATACAATATACGCATCATCTGTTTTGGGTGCTTTCAATGAAATTGACATTTATTCATTGGAATACGGACAACGTGAAACAAATGAATCAAATCACGGTTTTTATAGAGATAATCAAATGACAATTAATACATTTGATAACGTTCCTGTTATGATAAATAACTATATTTTAAACAAAGCTAATTCAGCTTACTCACGTCAACTTGAAAATTCTAAAACAATTTCAGGAAGAATTCAAGAGATGACTAATCCTAATAATTCGGTCAAAGATAGACTTTTCAACGCTGTTTCTGTTTATTCAAATGTGTTTAGTGGTGGACTTGCTAGCGCTCCAGCAAAAGGAGCTGGTTTGTTTGCTGATGAATATGAATACTATAGAAACCAAAAAGCGCAGATGAATCAATGGAAGATTTCACCACCGACAGTTAGTGAGGGTGGTTATACTAACAGTGTGTTAGATAAGACAGGTGACTATGGCATATGGTTAAAAGTTTCAACGATTAATTATGAGGAATTGAACAGTCTTCGCAGATATTATGGCGGTTTCGGTCATGAGGCAATGTCACATGATAATCAAATTTATAACGTTAATTCGATGAGTAAAGCTAATTGGGTACAATTTAAAGGTAACTACTGGATAAATGACATTGACAGAGAACTATTTGACCAGCTTAAGACACTCTTTGAGGGTGGTGTGAGATTGTGGCACAATTATAACGACTTATCAAAACATAGTGAATTAAGTGAAAATAATGTTATTGCATAGAAAGGAAAAGAAATGCCATCATATAAAACTTATACAACAGAACAATATATCAATTTTTTTAAAAACAAGACTTCAAACAATTTTGGTTTGAGTGATGAGGCACTTGCAGATTGGTTCATGGGTCAACCTGGTGCAAGACCAGTGATTAATTCGTACGGTGTAAATAAACAAAATCTACTTAGCACTTATATCCCAAAAATTAAAGAGTATCAAGGTGAGGCGGCTTTCTTCCTATTTTATACCGTAACAGAGGGGGGCGGTGCTGGTAACTGGATTAACCACTATGCCACTGACCAAGGATCTACTGGTATGGAATGCTTAATATCTGACTTGGAATATTGTAAGAAAATTGACAACGGATATAACGGTTATCCCGTAGCAATGACAGCACCTGAAGTAAGAGGAATACCACCTCAGGAAAATATCAATGATTGTCAAAACGCTTATAATAATGCTGGTAAGGGAACAATAGGATCTATCATGATGCCGTCAACTATGGCGGGGAATGCTTGGGTATTTGCTGAGGATTGGTGTCTAGCGCATCAAGGTGCAAGCGCTCCAGCCGTTTACTTTGGCAATCCTTATGATTTAATGATTAAAACAATAAAAAATGCTGGAGTTGACCCATTTACAGGAAGTGGCGGGAATGATGGTGTGGCATCACCACAAAACCCAACAAAGCCTAAAGAGGACAAAGTTGATAATTCAGCAAAAAGAAAAGCAATGCTTGAAGCTTTAAATAAAATGTTTGACACGTTGAAAGATATGTTTAATCAAAATGTATATACGGCAAGTGAACAATATATGTTTAATAAAGTTGTCAAATTGACAAAAAACATGAATTTATGGCGTGTGCGTTTATCAGATGAGGCACTTAACGATGTTAAGAAAATACTAGAGGATGCTATCACATCTATCTTAAAAGACACTGTAAAACCATCAGGACAAACAGGTTCGGTTGCTACTTCACCATCTCAGTCAGATATCGACCAACAAAATAAACCAGCATCTGACCGAATTACAAAGGCTCTAGCTGATATTGCTTCTTTCATTGGTAGCGGAACACCAGGGGCTGACTTTGCTAGCGGTAATGCTGAAAGTCAGTGCTTTGCCTTGTCTGGTTACTTTGCTGGATTAATGAGCGGATACACATGTGCATCTTGTTATAGTGATAGGTTTAAAATGCTTTCTGGAGCGGGAACAATGTACGCATCACAGCTACATAATGCCTATAATTGGGGTGAGGCAGGGGCACACACTAAAGACTATACAGGTGTGGCGATGCCTGCTAGTGATTTAAGAAAAGGTATGATTTTTAACGTTGCTAGTAATTACAGAGGACCAAGCGGGTCTATTGATGGTGGAGGTACAGCCTATCTTCAAACCATCTCATGGGGTCATACTGGTGTTATTGAAAGTTTCACAGATACAACAGTAACAACAATTGAACAAAACGCCTACTTAGCTAATTCACCTATCCCAAATAGGCATGTTGCTAGGATCACATATCCTAGAGATGCTTTCCTTAATAGTATTAGTGGGGTTGTTTGGTGGGACTAACCAATAATTAGACGTGTTAACACACGTCTTTTATATTTTCGTTTTTTATGGTATAATATTATGAGAAAGGAGGACTATACTTATGACTATATTAATGCAGTACTTAGTAGCGTGTAACATTTTAGACATTGTTACGGGTTTTATTAAAGCTTATGATCAAAAAAATGTATCAAGTAAAAAAATGAAACACGGAGCACTTGCAAAAGTTTCTATTTGGTGTGTTGTTGTTGTTTCTATTATTTTAAGCGCCTATCTTGGAACCGATTTAACAACATACATTGTTGGTTATTATTTAATCATGGAAATTGTTTCTATTCTTGAAAATGCTAGCGCATTTATCCCCGTTCCTGACAAGCTCAAAAGCATGCTTGATAATGATCAAGTGGATAAAAAAGACGATGTAAAGGAAGAAACAGTTAAGACTGTTGACGCTGAAATTTTAAAAATGATTAAGGAGAAAAAACAAGATGAGTGATATTAATTTTAATATGGAAGATAAGAGCTATCCTTACGATTGCCTTTATTTTGATACTAATTACGGTTATAGGGCTTGTTTGAATGGTAAACGTCTAGACATTGCTGATATTAAGACGGTTATTGCTTTGAAAGATAAGCTAGGTTTACCAGAATTAAACATTAGTGAGAAAGATGTCAAGCGTTTTGAGAGCTGTATCTATTGAATGGAAAGGTCACCCATATTTTACAAATTATCTCATTCAAAATGGTGGACTTGTTAAGAATAAGAAAACAGGTAAAATTTTAAAAGCTAGAAAAGATAAGGGTGGCCGTGAACGGGTTAACCTATGCAGAAATGGATATGTTAAAACTGTTTACATATACAGGTTAGTAGCGGAAACATATATACCAAACCCAAATAATTATAATACCGTTCATCACATAAACCATGATAAGACAAACAATGCCTGGTATAATTTGGAATGGTGTGACTTTACTACAAATCTGTTATATGAAAATAAGGGCTTATTCTTAGAATAAGTCCTTTTGGTTGTGTCTTTTAAAATTATTATATTCTTCAATCAATTCACGAATGTTATTATTTTCTGGTATTTCTTGATTTGGTATGACGTCATTAGTTCCAATAGCCCCGTAAGGGGTTTCCACATATAAGAGTTCATTTGAGCTTTGGTTAGCAATTTCTTCCCTTATTCTTGATTTTATTTTATCAAGTTCTTTTTCATTTTGCAATATATATCTATCAAAGTATGTGAATCCCTTTTCAAGTTTAGCACAAGTGTTATAAATAGAAATGGTGTTATATTCGTTCCTGATGGAACGTGTAGCGGGAACGATTGTTCCATCTGAAAAATAACATTTTACAAAAAATTCAAAGTCATCATGAGAATGTTTTATCCATTCTTTAATAAGAGATTTTGAAACACCACCGCAACGAACCACTATGCCATTATCAAATAAACAATATTTCTTATGATTGAACGCATAAAATTTTGTAATGTTGTCATGTTCAATATCCCACCCGCCAAGGTTCATTTTATGGAACATTGATTTTGGAAATTTAGCAAGTGCCCTTTTATCCATGTATAAGCTATCTGTATCCGCATACCAAAAATAATTATCAATTTCTTTGGGTGTTAAATATTGAAGAGGTGATAAAAGGTTATGAAAAGCAAAGGCTGTTACACCAGCAGAAAAAACGATATTTCTTTCTTTATTGGTAAAACCATTTTTTACATTTTCAAAGTCGTCTCCCACACGTTTAAAAATATCAAAATGGATACGTAGAGCGGGAACACCATAGATACCATTTAATAAGACTTTTGAACCCTGTACCATTTCATCAGAAAAGTTATATTTTGTTGGCTTTGGTTCATTTGTCATTTCAATTTTAAGGGGGTCAATTGTATCAATCTCACATGCTAGCTTATTTTTCATTTTTCCTTGAGTTTTAATAAAATAGTTACGTGCTATCACGTTACGAGCACCAAAGTATTCACATTGAAATGTGGCAGAGCTTTCAACAGGTAGGGAAGTAAAGTCTTGTTTTGTGATTTTAGAAAGTAGTCTTAATAGTACAGTATTATAGTATACTAGTCCATCTTTTGAATTATAGTACTTAACAATAGCGTTCCTTAATACTTTACTTCCAATTTTAGAAAGTATATACTTATTAGCATTTTCAATGGTCATCGTGAAAAATGACATGATATCGTTGTTATTATAATCATAGTTACCAATTGATTTTTTTTCATTTAGGGCGATTAGATATGTTGGTAATTTCTCCTTATACATTACAGTAGGATAAGAGCTGTTTAAGTCTATTGAAAAACCGTTTTTATTAATTATTTTACCTATGTAATTATCATTATAAAGATTTAACCCGCCTTTGTAAAACGAACGAAAATAGTCAAAACCAGACATACCACAAATTTGATAATCGTTTAATTTTAAATGTGAAAATCGTCCATCTGTTTTTAAGAGTTGAAACTCAGCAAGTTTATTATAATTTGAATATTCTTCCTTAATATTTTGGGTAAAAGTCATTTTAGAAAAGTCAAAACCATAAAATAACGTTTTATAGTGTTTTACCCCTAAAGCCAAAACAATGACGTCATTACGTATATATTTAAGTTGTTTTTCGTTTAAGCTTTCAAAACAACGATTAATATATGTTTTAACTGTTTCTCTATCAACATCTTCATCTTTGTCAAAACAACTATAATCAAAATCAGTCTTTAAATATTCTTCACTTATCAAATTATTATTAAGTAGCATTTTACCGAGTACGGCTATTGATGTGTTCATTTTCTTAAATGAATCAATAAATTCAACACGTCTACCATGAACGTAAGCTTTGACACTGACATTATTTGATGACTTTACACGGCTTTCTAACACAAGACCGTGTTTTTTCTCTTCGCTGTCTATTGTTGACATTTTTCTAGCGTTTTTGTTCGCTTTGTTGTTTGCGCTTTTATTGTGTTCAGTATAAACTGGTAAGTTATAATAACTTTGCATCTCTTCAATAAAGAAGTGGTTATCAAACTTTTCACCGTTATGGAAAACAAAATCAAAAGATAATGATTTTCTGACTTTCTTTTCTTTTACTTTTTCAAAAAAATCAAAGAAATTGTTAAATACAGCTACTTTTGGAAAGTCGCTATCATTAAAATAAGCAATAGCAAGAGAGTAAGTGAAAGAGTGATATTTTGTAGGGTGTTCCATGCCATCGATTTTGTTACAAGTAAAAGTCTCTATATCTGCATATAACGAGACTTTCTTACCTTTAAACTTTTTTAAAAAGTCAAGTAATTCGTTTTGATTGTGCATGATATAAAGACTCCTTTATTTATTCATATTTTTTTGCTAGGGCTTTTAAGAAATTGTTTTCTTTAATTTTTATGTACGTTTCTTCAGTTGTGACTTGTTTAGCTGTTGGGATAAGCTTAAATAAGTTTAATTGCATAAGCATTGTATCACGTTCCATGTAAGTTTTGGAAAAGCTATCTTTATAAAGAAACATACCTTTTTCATGTTTTTTGATGAAAGTTTGTTTATAGTATTTGTCATTTAAATACTGACTTTTTTCAGTTTCATCAGATAAATTAATACAATACTGTTCAGTGTTATCACTTCGCTCAACTGATAATACTATATTATCATTTTTCGCCACTATATGCAACATTAATTTATCGTCTAATTTAACTTTTACCGATTTAGCATGATTGTAAATATTATAATACACGTCTTCATTCACTAACTTATGGTTAGAAAATTGAAATTCACCTGTAACGTCCGCATCATCATTATCAGGAAAGGCACGTAGGTTTTTGCCGTCATTTCGTGAGTTGTTTCGCCTTAGCTCTAATAAAACGTTGTCATATTGTTTGATGGTATTAATTTCTTGTGTTTGGAGCTTATTATAGATTTTAAGCGATGGAAGTAGAGGACTATCAAAGTTAACGGGGTTACCCAAGTATATCATTTTAGGCGTATTAATGTATGGTCTGTTTTTAATACGGTCAATAGATTTATAGATTGTGCGAATTTTTTCATATTCGTTTTTACAATAGTCGTCTGGTAATGTTAGAAATTCATCATATAACATTATTGGAAAGTTTTTCAAGACAGCTGATGACTGTTTTAAGTCACTTGCGTTGTTTATATCAGTTATTAAAAATACATCTCTATCACCTATAGAAATAATAAGATAATCTGAGGTAGAGCGGTAGTGGTAATCTGTTGAAAAGTTACACCACCCTATTGTTTGCAAAATATCTTCCACTAGTTCACGCATTTTATCTTGCAAAGTAAAATGGCGAACTAATAAAGTACACCCCATATTAAGGTGATAGCAAAGATATCCTACAGCTGAAATATAGTTGAATGACTTACCGTCGCCACGGGACGTGATGGACATGTAGTGGTCTAAGTCTTCATTACAAAGTTCATCTAATAATTCTAGCTGGTTAAATTCTTCAGGTAAGTATTTTGAGCGGTATTCGTTTAAATAATAAGTGTATTCTTCTTTTTCAGTTGCAAAGAGTGACACCGCTTTTTGTTTAAGTGTTTTAGGTAAAGTTTTCTTTTTAGGCATAGCATTCCTTTCTAATTTAAAAAAGGTAGGGCTCCAACCCTACCTGAATTTATTTTTTAAAATGGTAAATCAATTTCCATATCATCTTTTTTTGTTTCTTTTTTATATTGCTCCACTTCAAGAATTGTAAAGTTGATGTAACCTTTTTGAGCTGGTGAGGCAATTCCTGAAATTTTAACAAGCTCTTTGTTTAGGAATGGTTTAACGTGTTGTGCTAACTTAGCAGGAATTAGTCCGTTGAAATATTGTTTTTCATATTCACCGTCTTTATTTTTTTGAGATGAAGTGAATGATACGGTGATGGATCCAGATTTGAGTACTTTGTTATAATCTTTGTTAAAGTTGATAAATCCGATTGTGTTAAATTGTAATGCCATGTGTTTGGCTCCTTTCATGTTTGTAAATTAATTATATAATAGTTTTAGTTAAAAGTCAAGCTAATTTTCAATACTATTGTAAAAAAAATAATCTTTTTTAGTTTTTTTAAAATTGTTATATAGTATTTTAGCCATGTTATAACTTTTTATAAAGTGGCTTTCACGGTATTGTCTTGGGTCTTTGTGAATTTCTACAAGTCTATTGAAAATAGTATAAGTACCGTCAATATATGATGCTTTATCTTTAAAATAGTCACAAGTTTCTAAAGGTTTTGATAGTAGAATAACTTTGTCTTTGTAGTTAATTGAAACACGGTAAACAGTCAATTTAGTTCCTCCATATCGATGTTTAGTGTGCGTTTTTCGCTTGCAATTTTATTATAAACGTTTTTAGCATTGTACTTATTTTTTAAAATAATTTGACGCTCATCAATATAGCCATTATCTAGTTTTGTGTGATATGTGATTAGGTATTTCATTATCTTAGCTCCAAGTCATTATAATATACGATAACAAAGGGATTATTTGTTGCCCGTCTATCCTTACCTTTTGAGTATTTATTGGTTATCTTTTCAAGTTGTTTTGTTAGTCGTTTAATAGCAATATCAAGAGCACGTGTGCTATCAATATCTCTTTGATAAAAGTATTTGGTCATAACGTGACGTGTAATGTTATCAACTCGTTCAGGATCTCTGTATCTAGCACGGTCATAGTTAAAATATTCTTGAATGTTGGATACTGTTTGAGTAAATTTTGGTGATTGAATATACTTCACATCGTCTTCAGTTAGGTTTGTAAGGTTTACGATATTAGGTTTTGTAATAACAAATGCAAGTCTATTCAAATTTCTTTCAGCTAGATATATCATTTTTTCATTCTTTGGGTGATTAGGGTCAAAAAGTGTTGTTTTGATTGACATAGTAGAGCGGAAAGTATTACGAGGAGTGTAAGCTCCAGTTTTCATTGCTCTCTTCTTAGCTAATTTTTTGCGTTGACGTTTGTTCATTGTTTAACTCTTTCAATTTCAAAATTTATATAGTCTTTTGCTTTTTCAAGGTCAGATAAGGTATTTTCTCCCTCTTTCTTACCAGCACGGCAAACATATTTTACAACATTGCCTAGATTAAAATTAAGGTCTTGTGCGTTGATAAGGTCGATAGGTTGAACAGAGCCTTGGTAGTGAGTAGGAGTGTTTTTGTTGTTCATCGTTTGATCTTTCATATCATATACACAAAGAATAGCACTATTAAGACCATTATTATAACCTTTTTTGTATTCATTATTTGGTATGTTAAATTTAACTTTTTCAATTTCATTAATTATTTTTTGTTTGTTCATTTTTAATGCTCCTTATATAACTTGTATAATCTTTTTGTTAGCATATTGTATGTAAATTCTTGTTCATTATCTTTAACCGTTACATAACGAATAACAATTTTGTGTTTATCAATTTGATTGTATGATTTTAACTTTGCTTTTTCCATTGCATCTGTAATGTTAGGTGCTAATGTAACAGTACTAAAAAATACATGGTCTTTAGTATCTAATAATTCTATAGTGTAAATGTTCATGTTGTTACCAACTTTCTTTGTTTCTTATTTACATTTATATTATATCAATAGTAGGAAACATAGTCAATATGAAAATGTTTTCAGAAAACACTTACATGGAGATTTATTTATTAGTGCTATGAAAGCTTGTTTTCATTGGTGATACATATTTATTTGATTTTGTCAAGTTGTAAATGCTTTCAGAAAGTGGTTACATTTTATTTGGTGTGTTTGGCAATTAGGTGAGAGAAGTGCTAAGGCGGGGGGGGGCCCAAAAAAAAAAAAACGTTATACTACATT